ACTATTTAAGTCAGTATTATTTGCTGCGTTTGCATCAAACTGTGATATTTTCGTTTTTGCCATGTGTTACTCCTAATTATTCTGTATATTCTTGTAGCAAACCTCTAACTTGAGTTTGTCCTACTGAAACTGGGCTTGTTAAAGTTGCTTGTGATGCGATCTTGCCTGATGATATTAATGTTTTTATAATATTATCAATAGCTTTATCTATTCCTGTTTTTTGTATGTCAGATTTAATTTTTAATAATTGTTCAGGTGAGGAAGCGGTTATATATTCATAAACTTTATCCGCATATCCTTGTTTAAATAAATCTTCTCTTTTTAGTACATTTTGACTAGAAAACAACTGTTTTGCTAATTGTAATGCTGATGATGAATCAAAACCTTTAGCAGCGTCATCTAAACTTTTAATTGCCACCTGTTTTTCGGCTGTCTTTGAGCCTGTTAATACTGTATTTGCTGTGTTTTTCATTTTTACAATATCAGTTAAATTTTTAATTAATTTATTTGCCTCTTTACGACCTAAAATAATTTTTAACATATCTCGTTGTTTTTCAGATTTTATAATTTGTAAAGCTGTATTACCTCCCATACCCTCCACACCTGAATTAGCTCGTTTTACAACTATTTCTTCTAAATAATTAAAAACACCTTGTCTAAAAGCAGTTTGTTCACTTTTTGATAAATTATTAAAAACAACATCTAATTCGTCTATTGTCTTTATTTTGTTAAAATTAAATCCATCATCTAATGCTCTTAATATTTCTGATTCACCAGCAAACTCATCTCTTGCTTTTTTATAAGCTGGATTTTTACCATCTAACCAATCTAAAAAATCATTAATGTTTTGTGTTCTAATTTTTTTTTCAAATTTTCCAATTCCTGAATCACCGCCAACTCTTTTACCTTTGTCAATGGCATCACCTAAACCCATTTTTATATAATGTAAAAATTCAGTTGATATTTCTGTTACTTCATCACCTTTAGCAGAAATAATTTTACCATTTTTAATTGTTACATTTGGTAATTTAACTTTAGATAATTTTGCTAATTTTTGTCCTTCTTTAAATGCTTGAGCAAAATCAGGTGTTGAAATTATATCTTGCCAAACTACATCATCTTTTATGTTAATATTTTTTTTAAAGGCGTGTTTGTACATAGCATCTGCTTTGACACCCCTTTGTGCTAATAATTTTTTTAAAGTAGAAAATTGCGCTCCTTGACCATTAGGAAACGCTAATTCAAGTTCATCTTTTACACGATTGTTAAGTGTATTATTTCTATTTTTAAAAAATTTTGTTATTTCTCTTGAATTTTTACTTTCACCTATAACTTTTGCTGCAATAATCATCATTCTATCAGCACCTAATTCTTCGTTATCTGCTAATGTGAATCCTTTTTTTGATTTTCTTATTGCTATATCAAAAAATGTATCTATGTCACCATCTGATTCATCTATAATTTTCCTTAATTCATTTTCAGCTCGTTTTCCTCCTTGCTTTTTTGACATACTTTTATTTTTTAAAATTGTATTACCAGCTACATTGCCTAAAGGCACAAGAAGTGATGAAAAAGCTGTTGCTATTAATGAATCTCTTACTCCTGTTAATCCTTTTGAACCTGCTGTTTTTACCCAATCTATACTTCCATCATCTTCTAAAACTACCTTACCTGACCCAATACCATAAAGACCACCCTCTAAAGCTCGGTTTCCAATTTTTCCACCAATACCTTTATTTTTTTCCCTTTTATTAAACATTTTATTAATAGGACTTGTAAGAAAACCACCAATTTCAGTTCCAGTTGCCTCAACAGGTCTTAATTGCCTTGCCAAATCTAAACCTTGACTCTCTAAAAGCATACCCTCGCCCATAGTAAGATTTGGGTCTAATGCACCTCTAACACCTCCAATAATTTCATCTGCAAAACCTGAAGAAAAACCACTTGCAAAAGGTGCGACTCTTTGAGGAATTATTGGTTTTCTATTATTTATAGTTGGTCTAATGTAAACATTTTCAGGTAATTTTTCACCATTACTAAACTTTTCATATAAATTTTCTATTTCTTCGTTAGAATATTCTTTACTTGTTTGTAAATTATATGATTTTCCATCAGCTTTAAAACTATATTCAGCCATTAATTAGTCCTCACTATCTCTGTAATTTTTGGTTCTTGGCTTGATGTGCCTCTACTTAATCTTTTTGCTTCTGTAAGAATTTCATTCATTTCACTTTCAAACTCGTTAGCAACTTGCTGTAGTGCGTTCATTTGTAAGGTTGGGTGATCTAATGTTGGATTTTCTGCACTCATTTCTGCATAAACCTGTTGTAGTCTAACTTTTCTTTTTTGTGCAGAAATTAATGATTTTATCAATAACTTATTAGTTTCTTTTGATTTGCTTAAAGTTGGTGCTGCTGATTGAACAAACATTAAATCCCTATCTGTAGGATTAACACCTAACATCTTAACAAGAGGTAAAATTGAATTGTTTGATAATGCGTCAAAAGTTTGTGCTTCTTTTAGCAATAATGTGTTTTCATCATTAAGCATACCTAAACTGTCAAAAACAGCTCGTACTTTCATTTTCGCATTTTCAAGCGTACCTGTTTTAAAATCAGGGTCATCTAATATAGATTGCATTACTTTTAAGTTATTTAACGCATTTCTTCCTGCGTCTGCATCTTCAGATATTTTTTTATATTCTGTCAGTTTTATTTCATTTACTAATGGATTAAGAGTTTTACCATAAGTTTTCATATAATCTTCTAATGAAATACCTAATTGTTCTGCAAGTCTTTCTTCTCTTAAAGGTTTTTTTATTTCACCATGTTTAGCTCTACGAAAAGCACCTATTGGGTCGGCTTGTACTTGTGAACCAAAAGCTCTTGGTGAACCCATCTTATTAAATTCTGCACCCATAGCAAAAAATGGACTAGCTTGTTCAAAAGCATTAGTAAATCTATCAAAAATATTTCTTTTTGGTACATTTGTAGTATTTGTAGTATTTGCTGTATTTGGTGGAGCAATATTCATGGGTTGTCTAGGTGCTGTTCTTAAATCTACATTAGGTGATGCAGGTAAATTTCTTAATGGGAAAGTGTTTACATTAATTGGTGGTGTTGGTGTTTGTGGTAATGGTCTTGGTCTAATAGCATTAGGCGAACCAAATTGATTTACAGGAACTTGTAAAAGACTATTTAATGTTGCACCACTTGTACTCTTTTGTAATTGACTAAGCATATTTAATTGTCTTTGCTTTTCTTCAGGTGGTAGATTTGAATTTAATATTTGTTCTCTTGTCATTATGAAAATAACCCCTTAATTCCTGTACCAATTCCAACTATGTTAGAAATTGTACCTAGTGCTTGATTGAATGGATTGTATTGATATGGTGATGTTTGCTGACCATAACCACCTGCAGTATTGCCAACTTGACCAATAAATTGATTTAGGTTTTGTGCAGGTGCTGATTGTAAGAAATTAAATCTATCAGCATTAGCCAATATATCTTTTTGTGCTTGTTGTTGACGCATAGCTCCAACTCTTGCAAGGTCTGCGTAATCTTGTAAATTTGCTCTAGCTAATTCAGGTGCTGCACCTATCATAGCATTTTGTCTTGCTCTTTCATTTTCAAAATTTTGCATAAGTGGTGTTGCAAGTGAACGAGCTAATACATCTTGATTAGCACCAGAACCTAGACGACCTGCACGACTAAATGTACTTTGTACATCTTGTGTGATTGGGTCTAATACAGCTTCTTTAAAAAAAGGATTATTGCCTGATAAAAAATCACCACGCAATGTATTTAATGAAAGGTCTTGTGCCTCTCTTGTTAATGGACTACCAGATAATGCTCTGTTTGTTTGCAATGTCATAGCCATTTGTTGTTCAGGACTAAAACCTGCTACCATGTGTTCTGGAAAATAATTAAATCCACCACCCATATCATAAAGCCTTTGGGCTTCATTCGCACCATAAGCTAAATAGGGTGCTGCGTATGCAGGAGGATTATTTGTTAAAGTTTGTGTTCCTGTTTTATCGCCACCAATGCTCATAATATACTCCTTATTGAAATTGTGCCTACCTCTTTGTAGGTTCTATCTTCGTGTTTAATTCTTGACCAACCTTTACGACCTAGTATCATTGATTTTTTACAACCAATGGATTTAGCCCATTCACAAATTGGTTTTTCCATTTCTTTTAGTTCTTCTAAATCACCACCACCTAACCAAAATCGTATCATTTTGTAATTAGGGTATGTGACTATTTCTGTTACACAAGCAGATTTTTGCCCTGTCCATAATTGAGCATCACCCCTTGCTATTGCATAAAATACATCTTTTTCACTATGGCTATCTATGCCTTGTTCTAAGGCTTCTAGTATGTATTTGCGTGATCTTAACCACGCTTCTTTATCCAATGATGATGTATTCATAGGCTCGTGTTGTTCCACTATTGTTATGCGTTATTGTAAAAGTTCCATTTGTTCTTGCGGATACAAATAAAGATGTTAGTTCAGCAGCAGCATTAGTATCTTTTGGCATAAAAGTTATTACGCTATTTTCACCTACACGCACATCACTTACAACAGTTGTTGAAGATGAGGTTTGCAAGGTAACTGAACCTGTACAGTTTAACCCACCATCAAGGACTCTATTAACAACTTCTGCAACTTGTCTTGGGTTGCCACCTTGATTAGCAAGTCGTTTAAACTGATTATCAGCCATTATCGTTTACCTATTGTTTTTGCCTCTATTTCTACACCTTGTATATATTTCCAAGTACCTGAAACATTTAATCTTATTTTATGATACCTGCCTTGATTTGACCTTACATTGCAATATCCATCATCATTTAAGGTACTTGCTGTGCCAAAGCTATCATCATCAACTTGTCTGCGTCTTGACGATACTTGCGCTGTAACAGATGGTGTCGTGCCGCTTACTATCTCAACATAAGGTATCACATTTGTTATAATGCTTGTACGACCATTACCTGTGTCTAAATCAGCAGTTTCAATTAAGGCTTCTTTGTTAATACCACTAAAGGTGTGTAACTTATTATCTTTAGAGCCACCAAAGATAAATTGACCACCAATGTAGATTGATGAATCAAGTGAAGCAGGTAATCCATCTAATGATGTGCTAATAGCGTCTAATTCTTCTAAAGTATAATTAATAGTCATAAATGGTGATATAAGTTCACAGTCTAGTTCTGCATACGACCATCTTTGTAACGCATAATTATAAATTAATAATCTATCAGGTGTATCATCATTAGAACTACCTGATGTATATGACCACACAACTATTTGTTCTGTAGGGTCAACAGCGGTAGATATTCTTCCTTTGTTTCGTATTGTAAAATCATCAAAGAAAAAACGATTTACTTTTTCCGCACCTATTGGTGTACTTCTTTGTCCATCAAATTGATAAAAACCATCATCTGATAAATAAAAGACAGTTTCACCAACACTTGCTACTGAATTTGGATAGTTACAACCAAAGCCTGTTTGTACTTTGTCAAATTGGAATATGAGTGGTGTTCCTACATAAGACCCACGCACTATACCCTTTTCACATAATATCGTTGCGTATTCTCCACCAACAATACCTGTAATATCTCCCATATCAAATATATCCTGTATATCGGATTGGTCTGTGCCTATTGTCCAACCTGTATGCGAAGCAAGTGAGGAAAAGTACACACGATTTGGATATGTGTTGCCACCATATTTAACATTACCTGTAAAAACAAAATCACCAACAACTGCTATATGTTTTGCTGCAGGACTACCTGCAATATCAGCAAATAATGAACTTGTGCCATTATCATATACTTGTAATATATTGTTATGCCCTGACGCACCAATAACAAAACCACTAAAATCTATAAACTTCCATATATCGTTATCACCTAATGATGTGTAATTTCCACCTTTAGATATATTTGTTAAATTAGAATTAGATTTTGTAAATTCATATAACTTTGTAACATCACCTGCAAATATCTTAGGGTCACCAGTATCATCTTTAGCGGCAAATATTCCTCTTAATCTATTATCCGCAGCATTACTGTATTGCGATAAATCTTGTAAACCACGATACCCTCGTGCCGCAGGTATGACATTTTTAGCTGTTGTCACTCCGCTTGTGTTGTCAGGCTGGTCAGGTAACCATTCACCAAAATTCATCATTAGTTTACTTCCCCATAATCACCACGCATTTCTAAACCTACGCCATAATTACCTTTTTCTTCATCAACTCGTATTGATTGTAGTATGTTTTCAACAAGTGCGTTGTATTGTGTAGCCCTTTGTTCATCTAAAAGGTATGTGTAAGCGTGAAATAAACTCGCATAGAGGTATAAATCAGGAAAACGAGTCAATATAGTGTTTGTCGTGTTACTGTCGCTTAGAGAGCTTATAGACGCTTTATAAGTTAATTCTATATTAAGTGTTGAATCAGGTATTGGTGCTAAAAACAAATTATCACCAATAACACTATAAACTCGTGGTACACCTGTGCCTGTTGTGGCATATTCTTTCTTTACTTGTAGCGGTGATAGATACCTTAATGTAATACGAGGGTTATTCATTACCTTAACATTTCTTATAGATCGCATATCAGTTGGTAACGATACATAAGCATTATCTGCACTTGTTGTTAAAGTTGTTCGTGTGTCTTGTGACCGAGTTTCTAGTTCACGAGATATGCGACTTTCAGCTAAATCAATAAATGTATCAATTTGTGTCGTTAAGTCATCTCTAGCTAAAAAATCAGCTATCTCTGTTTTTAATGATGAATAATCTGTTGCCATTATATACTTCCGCCACCTGTTCTAAAATATTTGTTGTCAGGGTCATTTAACCATCTTGACCATGCTTTTTTGTTTTTCTTCGGTTCTCCGAATTTATGTAATAATTCATAATAGAGGTTTGCAGGTATTTCTGCGACTT